CAAGGTCAATGACCTGTGGTACCTGACCGGCAAGGACAGCCCGAACGGCGTTGCGTCCGGCGCGCTCGCCACCTGGCTGATGACCGGGAGCCGCCGCCTGGAGCGGGTCGAGATGCTGGCCGAGGTTCAGGCCGTCCAGGTCTCGATGGTGGACCTGGGCGCGCTCCTGGGGATGATGGACGGGGGTCGGTGATCGTGGCGACCCAGGTTGTCCTTCCCCAGGTCCGCCAGACCAAGGGCACCGTGGTCTACGGCGTGGCGAACATCAAGAGCGTGGCCGTGGGCCAGGTGTACGTGAACAAGGAGCACCTGGAGAAGGTGAACGGCGAGTTCCCCGCCGAGATCACCCTGACGATCGAGCCGGGAGACACAACGCGATGAGCACCACCACCGAGGCGGGCCAGGTCGTACGCGATGCCGCGTGGCACCTGGCCCGCTCCGGGGGCCGCCTGGCGTGCCCCCACCCCGTCCACCGGTTCGCCCAGGTCAAGAACAGCCCGGCCTCGGTGATCCTCCCCGAGTGCGCCGGACGCGAGCGCTGGCTGGCCGCGCGCCAGGAAGGCATCGGCGGCTCCGAGGTCGGCGCACTCGTGGGGATCTCGGAGTACGAGACCTCCTGGTCCGTCTACAACACCAAGAAGCGCGGCGGGAAAGACCTCTCCGCCCTGGCCGCCGTGGAGTGGGGCCACCGGCTGGAGAACGTCGTGGCCGAGAAGGTGGCCGAGGAGGTGGGCCTGGTCTCGCGGTTCGGGGGAGGACTCTGGGCCAACCGGGAGAAGCCGTTCCTCCGGGTGACCCCGGACCGGTTCGCCACCAAGCCTCGGGCCTGGACAGCCCAGGCCCTGATCGAGTGCAAGACCGCCGGTGACGATGAGCACTGGGAGTCCGGCATCATCCGGCCGAACGGGTACGGCACCGGCTCCGCGCCGCTCTCGTACCAGGCTCAGGCCCAGTGGCAGATGGGCATCATCGGGCTCCCCGTGTGCTACCTCGGGTGCCTGGTGCTCGGCCGGGAGCGCCAGTTCTTCACCGTGGAGATCCATTTCGACAAGGACTGGTTCGCGGAGCTGGCGGCCGAGGCCGAGCGGTTCTGGTTCGAGAACATCCTGGGCGACGAGCCCCCGATGCACGATCTCCGGCACCCCAAGACGGAGGAGTTGCTGAAGCTGCTCCAGCCCAAGGTGGTCAAGCCGAGCGTGGATCTCCCGGCCGACACTGAGGACTGGCTGGCGGGCTACCTCAAGGCCAAGGAGGCCGTGAAGGAGGCCGAGGCCGAGCTGGACTCGATCAAGAACTATCTCCGGATGATGACCGGCGACGCGGGGGCGGGATACCTCCCCTGGCCGGGCAAGAAGGACGGGCTCAAGATCACCAGCTATCCCGAGGTGGGCTCCACGCGGGTCAACATCGAGAAGCTGAAGACCGAGTACCCGGACGTGGCCGCCGCGTGCACCGAGCGGAGCTCGTACCGGCGGCTCACGATCTCGGTCCCCAAGGAGATCAAGGCCAAGCTGGCCGAGGCTGACACCTCCCAGGCTTGACAGTGAAGTGTCAGGCTTGCTACCTTGACGGTTTGCCTGTAACGTAGTCCGCAACACCCCGGGGCGCACAGCTCAGGCCGGAGCCCCGGCTCTCTCGATAGGCAGTTGTCAGCCCAGCCACTCCGGTGCAATGTCGGCCGGGGAGCACGGGGCCACCGTGGTTCGAGTCCACGGGGGAGAGCGACCGAAACAGCTTCGCGGTAGCGGGCAGGTCGTACACGATCCACTCCAGGGTGAGCAGTCGTGACGCGCCGGAACCGTGGTGTGGGCCTTACCTAACGGCCTGGGGCGGTGGCCCTCCAGAATCCACCGGGCCGAGGGGCCTAACCGTCGATTGTCGGGACCGTCCCTCGGCCGCACCAACAACGCACAAAGCACACTCAACTCACAGAGAGGTGGTCCTAATGGCCGCCAGCAACAGCACCAAGGCCCCGACCGCGACCGGCGCTCAGGACGACGTGGACGAGCTGTTCGGGAAGGCCCCGGTGGGCACCTCGGATGACGACTTCGCCGGTCTCGATGACCTCCTGGACGCCGTGGAGGAGGACGACTCGGAGGGCTGGGTGCCCACCGAGAAGGGCGAGAGCATCGCCGGGATCGTCGTCAAGGTCGGGGAGACCCGCTCGGACTTCGCCAACGACGGCGAGGACCCGATGGTCCCCGTGGTCACCATCCAGGTGAAGCCGACCACGGAGCAGGCCGCCGCCGGTAAGCCCGGCGACAAGTTCCGGGTGATCGGGTACGGCGCGGTCCTGAAGCGCGAGCTCAAGGACGCGGACCCCAAGGTCGGGGACCTGATCGGCGTTCGGTACTTCGGTGAGAAGCCGATCAAGAAGGGCCGGTTCGCGGGCAAGCCGTACAAGCACTTCGGTGTGGCCGTGAAGCGCGCCGGGGCCTGATCCACCCCCGGCACACCCTGGGCCGCCCGGCAGCGATTCGCGCCGGGCGGCCCGTCCCGTTCCTCCCCCTTGGAAGGTTTGACAGATGGATGTCAAGTTCAAGCTGGACAGCCGGAAGGTCCCGAACGGGACCGTGCTGGTGTTCGGCATCCGGTACGAGAACACCGACGACGAGCCCGGCGGCGACACCCGGGGCCGGACCAACCCCACGGTCTACACGTACGCCATGCTCAAGGCTGGCGGGCTCTGGTACATGACCGGTGCGGGCAAGGTCCCCCAGGCCGCTGGCTGGGGTGCCATCGAGCGCTGGCTGGAGCGTGAGGGCCGCGTGGTGGTCTCGGTCAAGGCGATGACCGGCGAGGTCACGCTGTGGCCGCTCCCCCCGTCCGACGAGGGCACGGCCGGTCAGGCCGCCAAGGTTGACGCTTAACAGGCACGCCTGTAAGGTGGGGGCCATGACGACCGAACAGCACGACCACCCAGACAACTGCCTGATGTGCGCCGTCCGGGCACTGACCGAGGGCGACCCGGCCGCGAGCTGGCGGCCGACCGAGCCGGGGGCCACGATCTCCGGCGTGGTGCTCCGCCAGGGCGAGGTGGCGACCAACCTCGGGATGGTCCCGTACGTGGACCTGTGGCAGGGCGGGACCGGCCGGGTCCGCGTGATGGCCTACAGCGGCACGCTCCGGCACGCGCTGTCCCAGGCCGCCGCTCAGATCGGTGACCGGCTCCAGGTCTGGTTCGACGGAGAGCGGCACGTGGAGAGCGGACGGCGCGCCGGGCTCCCGTACAAGGCGTTCAGCGCGAACGTCCAGCGCGGGCACTGACCACGAGGCCCGGTCCCTCCCCGGGGCCGGGCCTCTCCGTTTGACACTTTGCAGTCATCGCGGTAACGTGACAGGACACCGAGCGAGAGGAACACCGGACATGCTGGATTTGAGGGACTACCAGGAGCGCGCCCTGGGGAACATCGAGCAGGCCGAGCGCGAGGGCGTGCGCCGTCCGCTCGTGGTCCACCCGACCGGCACGGGGAAGACCGTCGTGCTGAGCGCGGCCGTCCAGCGCCGCAAGCCCCGGGGCCGGAGCCTGATCATGGTCCACCGGGACGAGCTGGCCGGGCAGACCATCGAGAAGATCGGGTGGCAGGCTCCCGAGCTCTCCACCGGCCTGGTCAAGGCCGAGTCAAACGAGGTCGGCGCGGATGTGGTTATTGCGTCCGTCCAGACCGGCCACCGGGACAACCGGCTGGACCAGATCATCCGGAGCCAGGCCAGGTACGGCGCGTTCGGGACCATCATCGTGGACGAGGCGCACCACGCACCGGCCCCGAGCTGGACCAAGATGCTGACCGGCCTCGGCGCGTTCAACCCCCACGGCCCGCTGGCTGTGGGGTTCACGGCCACCCCCGAGCGCGACAACGGCAAGACGCTGGGCGTGTGGGAGAAGGTGGTCGATTACATGAGCATCCGGGAGGCCATCTACAAGGGCTACCTGGTGCCGATCCTCCCCGCCGTGGTGGTCGAGACCCGGATGGACATGACCCAGGTCCGCAAGGGCCGGGACGGGGACCTCTCCGGCGGCGACCTCGGCCGCGAGCTGGAGGACTCCGGGGCCATCACCCAGATGGCGGACGCCGTGGTGGAGCACGCGGCCGACCGCAAGGGCGTGGCCTTCCTCCCCACGGTCCGCACCTCGGAGCTCCTGGCGGCCGAGCTCCGGGCGCGCGGCATCCGGGCCGAGCACGTGGACGGGGAGACCGAGGGCGAGGAGCGTAAGGCCATCCTCCGGCGGCTCAAGACCGGCGAGACCCAGTGGGTCACGAACTGTGCCGTGCTCACCGAGGGGTTTGACGAGCCGTCGATCTCTTGCGTGCTGGTGGGCCGCCCGACCAAGTTCCACGGCCTGTACGTCCAGATGGTGGGCCGGGGGACGCGGCTGTTCCCGGGGAAGACCGATCTCCTGGTGATCGACATCGTGGGGGCCAGCCAGCGCCACGAGCTCGTGGGCGTGGTGGACCTCGGCCTGGACCTGGACGACGAGCGCAAGAAGCCCGAGGGCGAGACCGAGAAGCTGGCGTGTCCCACGTGCGGCGAGCCGTGCGAGGTTGCCCGGCACCGGTGCGAGCTGTGCCACCGCTACCTCCCCGTGGCCGTCACGAGCCAGGGCGAGACCCGGCACGAGAACTGCCGCGCCGGGGGCACTGCCCGGGTGAACGTGTTCGGGGAGTCTCGCCTGAGCTGGCTCCCGGTCGGCCCGGCGTGGGTCCTGGGCGCTGGCAAGGAGGTGGTGGTGATGGTCCCCGAGGGCCTGGACACCTGGAAGCTGGCGAGCTACGAGGGCGGCCGGGTGAAGGTGCTCCACGACATGATCCCCAGCGAGTGGGCGATGGGCATCGGGGAGGACCGGGCCAAGGCGTTCCAGAAGCTGGCCGAGCGCTCGGCCCGCTGGCGCAACCAGCCCGCGAGCCAGCTCCAGAAGTCGCGGCTCCTCCGCGAGGGCCTGGCCGAGCGCGCCCTGGTGCACGTGCGGACCGCTGGCGATGCGGCCGACCTGGTGACCCGCATCCAGGGCCGCCGCGCCGTCAAGAAGCTGGGCGTGGCCCTGTAGGGTTGCGACCTCAGCGGCAAGGCTGTAAGGTACGAGCTACTGGCGGGGGGACTGAAGTCCCCCCGCCGACCAATCGGACGGGGAGGTCCAGACATGATTCGCACACTGGCCGAGGTTCACGCGGACCGCGTGACCGTGACGGTAACCCTTGACACTGAAGCGTCAGCCCCGCTGACGATCGACGCTGTTCAGCCCGCCGTGGACCGGGACGAGGTGGAGCGGCTGAGTCGCCACGTCCGCGAGCTGGGCGACCGGTGCCGCGCGTACGACGAGGACCGGACCACCGAGCGGGACCGGGCCGACCGGCTCCAGCGCGAGCTCGACAACAGCCAGGAGGCGAGCGCTCAGGCCCTGAACGAGCGCAACCGTCTGGCCCGCCGGGTGGCCGAGCTGGAGCGCTCGCTGGGCAACTCGATCGGCCGGGAGAACCGGATGGAGACCGAGCGCGCCGAGCTGGACATCCACCACCGGATGAGCCTGGAGGCCCGGGACCGGCTCCTGGGCAAGGCGACCACCGACCTGGCCCGCATCCGCGAGGCCGTCTGGCCCGCCCACCTGGACGAGCCGATGGAGAACCGCTCCACGATCGTGAAGCACGCCCACGACCTGGCCGAGGCCGTGAGGTTCGTCCGGGCCGTTACCGGCCAGCCCTCGGCGTAGCGTCAAACGGAGCCGGTCCGGCCCCCGCGAGGGGACCGGACCGGTGGAGATCAACCTTGGAAGGAAGACCGAACTGTGGCTGACGATAACACGAGCGCACCGGTGACACAGGGCCTCAGCGCGGAGCACGCGGCATTTCTGGCCGCCCAGGCCGTGGACGTAGACCTGGCCCTGGCGCTCGGTGTGCGGTCGCTCCTGGGCCGCCAGGACAACCCCCAGGAGGGCGTCTGGGGCAACTGGGCCAACCACCCGGCCATCCTGTTCCCCTGGACGAACGAGGCCGGGGAGACGGAGTACCAGGTCCGGGCCGACAACCCCACCGAGGACACCCGGGGCCGGGCTCGCAAGTACGTGTTCCGCAAGGACATGACCCCGATCCTGTGGGCCGTCCGGCCGGTGGCCGACGCCAAGAAGATCCTGATCGTGGAGGGCACCAAGCAGTGTCTGGCCGCCGCCACCTACGCGCCCGAGGGCGTGGGGGTCTACGGCATCGCCGGGTGCCGGTCGTGGCAGATCAACGGCCAGCCGATCGGGGACCTGATGGCCGCTGATGGCCGCGAGGTCGTGGTGATCCTGGACGCGGACGCGGCCGAGAACCCCCAGGTCTACCAGGCCGGGATCGAGCTGGCCGAGGCGCTGGCGCTGGAGGGGGCCACCCGCGTGACGTTCGGTCGCCTCCCCGGGGGAGGCAAGTCCGGCCTGGACGATGTGCTGGGCGCGCGCCCGGCCGACCGGCGGGCCAGCTTCCTGGAGCGCGTCGTGAAGGCGGCCAAGCCCAAGCCCGCCGACGCCAAGCCCAAGGGCAAGGCCAAGGAGAAGGGCGCGCCGACGACCGATGACGGCCGGGTCACCATCGTGGTCAACCGCGACCGGCTGAGCGTGATCAACGACCTGACCGGCTCGCTCCTGGACCGCTGGAACGCATCCGAGCTGTTCTGTCACGGTGGCGTGATCTCGCGCCGCCTGGGCGCGACGATGCGGCCGGTGGACCGGGGCTCGTTCCACGACCTGATCCAGGAGACCGCCATCACGGTGAACGAGAACGAGGGGGCCAACGGCACCACGTACTCCTACTCCTGGCCGGACCCCGGCACGATGGCCGCCACCATGAGCCGGGCCGACCGGTTCGCCCAGCTCGACCGGATCAGCCACGCGCCGTTCGTGCGGCCGGACGGGACCGTGGTCACCGAGCCCGGGTACGACGAGTCCACCCGTACGCTCCTGCTCCCCGATGAGGTGTTCGCCGGGCTGGAGGTGCCGGAGGACCCGAGCGCCGAGGAGATCGAGGCGGCGCGCGAGCTCATCCTGAGCGAGTGGCTGGGTGACTTCCCGTTCGACACCGACACCGACCGGGCCAACGTGCTGGGCCTGATCATCACCCCGGCCATCCGGGGCATGGCTCCCAAGGTCCCGCTGGCCGTGGTGGACGGCCTCCAGATGGGCGTGGGTAAGAACCTCCTGGCGGACAGCATCCTGACCGTCTACACCGGCGCGGCGGCCGAGCCGATGAACTGGGTCTCGGAGCCGGACGAGCTCCGCAAGCAGATCACGGCCGCGTTCCGCACCGGCGCGGAGTTCTTCGTGTTCGATGAGGCCCACACCCTGGAGGGCGCGCCGCTGGCCCAGGCCCTCACGGCCGAGACCTGGCAAGACCGCATCCTGGGCGTGAGCACGATGGCGAACTTCCCGAACGTCATCACCTGGATGAGCCTGGGCAACAACGTCCAGGTCCGGGGCGACCTCACCCGCCGGGTCTACCGGATCGCGCTCCGGCCCACCTACAGCAACCCCCAGGACCGCAAGGCCGAGACCTTCCGGCACCCGGGCCAGTCCGGGCTCGACCTGGGGAGCTGGACGCGCAAGCACCGGCGCGAGCTGATGACCGCCATCCTGACGCTGGTCCGGGCCTGGTTCGCCAAGGGCGCGCCGAGGCCCAAGCGTGGCGTCTCGTTCGGCTCGTTCGAGGTCTGGGAGCGGATCACCGGCGGCATCGTGGAGACGGCCGGGCTGACCGGGTTCCTGGACAACCTCAAGGTGTGGCGCTCGGAGAGCGATTTCGACACCCAGTATTGGGCGGGCCACCTCGGCTGGCTCCGGGGCGAGTTCGGGGACGAGCCGTTCCGTACGGCCCAGGTCCGGGAGAAGGCTCTCCAGGACCCGGCCGGATATCTCGCTCCCCCCAAGCTGGACGACCCGGCGGACAAGGGGTACGGCAAGGCCCTGGGCGAGGCGTACTCCCGGCTCCGGGGCCGCCGGTATGACGGCCTGTGGATCGAGCGCAACGGGTTCGCCCACGGCCACGTCAGCCAGTGGTCCGTGTTCGAGACCGGCGAGAACGAGGGCACCGAGGAGAACCCCGACCCGGAGCCCGGCCCGGGGCCGGTCGTGCCGGACCCGGAGCCCGTTGACAATCACGTGTCAGGCCCGTTGCCCGAGCCCGCCCCGGAGAACGAGCACGCCGAGGCGCGCGGCCCGGCCCCCGAGGACACGGACGGGGAGGGCCATGACGAGGTGCGCGGCGCGGTGGCCGAGGTGCTGGCGTTCGACCTGGAGACCGGCGACGCGGCCAACCTCCACAAGGCCGACCCGGCCACGTACGTCCGGATCGGCGCGACGGCGGCCGACGACCAGCCGGTGAGGACGTACGCGCCGGAGCCGGACGCCAGCCGGGTGACCGTCCCGCTGGAGGTGGCCGCCGACATCCGGGCCAGCAAGCTGGCGACCGGCCACAACATCATGGCGTTCGACCTCCCCGCGCTGGTCAACGCCGGGGCCATGACGATGGGCGAGGTGCACGACCTGGCCGCCGCCGGTCGGCTGTTCGATGCGATCCTGGCCGCCCGGCTGGTGGACCCGCCGATGGCCCGGGACAAGGGCGTGGACGCCACGCGCAAGTACGACCTGGGCACGCTGGGCCAGACCTACAGCCTCGGGGAGAAGCTGACCGACGTGTCCGGCGCGCTCGCCAAGAAGTACGGCGGCTGGGACGCCATCCCCTACGACACCACCGACCCGGACCCGGAGCGCGCCGCCGACGCGGCCGAGTTCCAGCGGTACATGGTCCAGGACGTGGAGCTCTCGCGGCGGCTCCACGCCGCGCTCCTGGAGAAGCTGGGCGGCACCTCGCCGGACTACCTCATCCGGGAGCACCGGGTGGCCGCGCTGGCCGCCCAGATCAGCGCCAACGGGTTCCTGGTGGACCAGCCTCTCCTCGCCCAGCGCGTGGCCGAGGTGAACGAGCGCAAGGCCGGGAGCCTCGCCTGGCTGGCCGAGAACGCCGGTATCCCGACGACCGACGCCAAGGGCAAGCCGTACAAGAGCCCCCTGGCGAGCAAGGCTGGCAAGGAGGCCCTGGAGGCCGCTCTCCGGGCCGCCGGTGCCACGAGCCTGTGGCGCACCGGCAAGAGCAACGACCTGGACACCAGCGGCAACCACATGCGCCACCTGGCCCAGGAGTACGGCCACCTCCCGGCGGTCCGTGCCATCGCCAAGGAGGTGTACCGGATCGTGGGTGCCCGGTCGGTCTATCAGACCGTCTCGGACCACGTGGCCCCGGACGGCCGGGTCCACCCCAAGATCGGATTCGAGCAGGCCACCGGCCGATGGTCGGTGACCAGCCCGGGGCTGACGGTGCTCGGCAAGCGCGGCGGCCGTCACGTGGAGCGGGCCATCCTCCTCCCCGACCCGGGCGAGGTGCTGATCTCCGCCGACCTCAGCCAGGTGGACATGCGCGCCGTGGCCGGGCTCAGCCAGGACCCGGCGTACATCGAGATGCTGAAGACCGACGACCCCCACAGTGAGCTGGCCGTGGCGCTGTTCGGGGACGCCAAGTTCCGCGAGACGGCCAAGGCCATCGGCCACGGCTGGAACTACGGCGAGTCGCTGAAGCGGATCAGCATGGAGAACGAGATCGACCCGGCCGTGGTGAGCCGGTTCGACCGGTCCATGTACGAGCGGTTCGGCCGCCTGGTGGAGTGGCGCGAGGAGGTGCGCGCGCTGGCCGCCAGCGGCGCGCTGATGGACAACGGGTTCGGTCGCCTGATGCGGGCCGATCCCCAGCGCTCCCACACCCAGGGTCCGGCGCTGATGGGCCAGGGCGCGGCCCGGGATCTGATGATGACCGGGCTCCTCCGGCTGGACCGGCGCATCCTGCCGATGCTCCGGGCTCAGATCCATGACGAGATCGTGTTGTCCGTCCCCGAGGGGGAGGCCGAGGAGATCGGCCGCGCCGTGGTGGACGCGCTCTCGTTCGAGTGGCGAGGGGTGCCCATCCTGGCGGATGTGAGCAAGACCGGGACCGACTGGTCCCGGTGCTACGAGAAGTGATCGAGCGCGGCGGCCGGGCGACCGGCCGCCGCCGACCAACGGAGGACCGAACGATGAGCGACGACAAGCGGGACGCGACGTTCCACCCCGGGGTTGCCCCGGTCACCTGGTCCGACCAGGTGGCCGCCTACGGCGCGCCGGAGCCGGACCCGGCCGTGGACCGGACGCACTACCGGAGCCCGGGAGCGCCGCCCTGGGCGCGCCGCCGGGGCCTCCCGGCGTGGGCCTGGGTCTCAATCGTGCTGGGGGGGCTGTTCCTGATCTGCGGCTCCTCGGCCGCCGTGGCCCTGTTCGATCAGACCGGGCCGACCCCGGCCGTGTCCTCGGTGCCGTCCTCCTCCCCGGTGGCGGTCAACGGCACGTGCGAGAAGCGCATCGTGGGGGAGTACGGACTGGTGGCGACGGTGACCGCCGTCAACGGCTCGGAGAAGCCCCAGACCGGCGTGGTGTGGGTCCGGTGGGAGATCACCGGCGAGGAGCCCCAGGAGTTCGTCAAGCGGGTCACGCTGGCCGCTGGCGCGGCCGTGGTGTTCCCGGTGAACCAGGAGGTGAAGGCCGAGCGCTGGTTCCGTACCGGCTCATGCTCGTACGGCTGGCGCGCCAGCTAGACACTTTGCAGTCGGTACGGTAAGGTACGAGCTCAACCCCGAACGAGGAGACCGAACATGCGACGCATCATCACGACCCTGGCCCTGGCCGCCGCCGTGTTCGCTGGCATCGTCAGCGCGCCGTCCCCGGCCGCCGCCGCGCCGGTGCCCACCACGCGCTCGTGGCTGACCACGATCGACTGGAGCAAGGCCGGGCCGCCCCCGCCGAGTAAGCGCGTGATCGAGGTGGTGGACAAGATCAGCCCCAAGAGCTGGCGCGTGTCGGCCGCCGTCAACTGGCTGGACAAGTACACGGCCAGCGACATGCGGATGGTGGCCCGGTGCTCGGGGAAGGCGTACCGGTGCATCACCGTCCGGACCGGCACGAACAAGACCTCCCCCGGCTGGAGCTCCGGCTCCACGATCACCATCGACCTGAAGCGCACCGGCAAGCTGAGCCGCTACTACCGCTACGACAAGTACCGGACCTGGCTCCTGGCGCACGAGCTCGGCCACCAGTTCGGCCTCGGCCACAGCAAGACCCGGGGCAACCTGATGGACCAGTACGTGGGCCGGGGCTCGCTGAAGCTGACGACCAGCCAGCGCACGCACCTCCGCAAGCGGTAACCTGAGTGTGCGGCTCACCCGGAAGCAACGCGAGCCGTCCCGCCCGAGGCCCGGCCAGGCTGACCTCCCCGTCCCCTGGCCGGGCCTCGGTGCGTGACACTTCACTGTCATGGCGTCCAGGTCGGGATGCCCCCTCAGTCCCGGATAGGATGGCACCATGACAGTCCCCCCGCTCGGACGCGACAACAACCCCGGCGGCGCGCGCTGGTGCGAGACCCACAACCGCCTGGAGTGCACCAAGCGCCGGACCAAGGTGGCCGCCGCGTGTCACCAGCCCGCTGTCCGGGGACTCGATGCGTGCCGCAACCACGCCGGGCACAGCCGCGCGGTGGCGGTCGCCAAGGGCGAGGCCCGGATCACCGCGTGGTCCGCCATCGGCCAGCCCCCGAACGGCCAGCAACTGGACTCCGGTATGGCCGTGCTCGGGATGCTCCAGATGTCATGGCTCCGGGCCGCCGCGTACGGGGAGCTGTTGCGCCAGCAGGTGGTGACCGGTGAGCCGCCGGAGCCGGACCAGGAAGGGCTCCAGCCCGGCGAGCGGCCGAACGGCTCCGGCCTGATCGGCTACCGGTACGGGGCCGCTGGCAAGGACGGCACGATCTACGCCGTGGGCGAGGAGACGCGCGCCCTGGTGGCCCTGGAGGCGGCCGAGCGGGACCGCGTGGTCAAGTACGCCAAGACCGCCCACGACATGGGGATCTCCGAGCGGCTGACCAACCTCGCGGAGCGCTGGGGTGATGTGGTCGCCACCCGGATCTCTCTCATCCTGGACGGCCTCAACCTCACCCCCGAACAGGAGGCGATGGTCCCGGCACTGATCCAGGCCCACCTCTCCCAGATTGACATCACCACAATGGGCGGCCAGTCGTGATCGTGGACCTGGCGGGCAAGGTGCTGAGCCGGTCCCGGCTCCGGCGCTGGACCAACTCGCCGGTGGCCTGGGCGGACGAGTGCCTGAAGGTCAACCTCACCGGCTACCAAGGGGAGGTGCTGGACGCGCTCCCCGTGAAGCGCCGCGTGGCGGTCCGTGGCCCCCACGGCCTGGGGAAGTCATTCATGGGCGCGGTCCTGGTGAACTGGTTCGCCACGACCCGCGAGCTGGCCGGGCGGGACTGGAAGATCATCACCACGGCGTCCGCCTGGCGGCACCTGGAGGTCTACCTGTGGCCCGAGATCCACAAGTGGGCGGGCCGCATCGACTTCGAGACCCTGGGCCGCGCGCCGTACAACCCCCGGACCGAGCTCCTGGATCTGCGGCTGAAGCTGAACCACGGCGCGGCCACGGCGGTGGCGAGCAACCAGCCGGAGCGCATCGAGGGCGCGCACGCCGAGGAGTTGCTGTACCTCCTGGACGAGGCCAAGATCGTGCCGCCGCCCACCTGGGACTCGATCGAGGGCGCGTTCTCGAACGCCGGTCCCGACACCCCGGACAACGCGTACGCGTTCGCCATGAGCACGCCTGGGCCGCCCGCTGGCCGGTTCTACGACATCCACCGGCGCGCGCCCGGGTACGAGGACTGGTGGACCCGCCACGTCACCCTGGAGGAGGCGGTGGCCTCGGGCCGGATCTCGCGCCAGTGGGCCGACCAGCGCCGCGCCCAGTGGGGAGCGGACAGCGCGGTCTACCACAACCGCGTGCTGGGCGAGTTCCACGCCAGCGACGAGGACAGCGTGATCCCGCTGGCCTGGCTGGAAGCGGCCATCGAGCGGTGGCACGAGTGGGACCGCGCTGGCCGTCCCTCCCCCGGCGGGCCGCTGTGGACCGGCGTGGACGTGGGCCGGGGTGGTGACGAGTCGGTCCTGGCGCACCGGGATGGCTGGGCCATCACGCTGGAGGGCAACCGGCGGCGCGACACCATGAGCCAGGTGGCCGCGCTCCAGGGCCTGGAGGGCCGGGCCATCATCGACGTGATCGGCCTGGGCGCTGGCGTGTTCGACCGGCTCCGCGAGGTGGGGGCTCGGCCGCTGGCGTACACCGGCTCCGGCAAGGCCCCGGCCCGGGACCGCTCGGGGAAGTACGGGTTCACCAACATCCGGAGCGCCGCGTACTGGCACCTCCGCGAGCTCCTGGACCCGGCGTACGAGCCGGTGCTGGCGCTCCCCCCGGACGACCTGATGATCAGCGACCTGACCACGCCGACCTGGGACGTGGACACCGGCGTCCCGCCCAAGATCAAGGTGGAGCCCAAGGACAAGGTGGTGGCCCGCCTGGGCCGCTCGCCCGACCGTGGAGACGCCATCGCTATGGCGATGTGGGCCGACCGACACCAGGGCTCCCAGTCGTTCGTGGCCCCCGTGGGCGGGATGCCATCCACCGGCCTGAGCCCCCTCGGCAACCGCTGACGTTGCACTGTCACTCCCTCCCCGAGATTGCCTGTTGACACCTTGCAGTGATGACGGTAATGTCTACACCAGAAGGCGCGAGGGACGCGCCGGGGAGGCGGACATCATGGCGAACGAGCCCGAGGACAAGGGCCAGTTCGGAGACGGCGGCACCCGCCGGATCAGCAAGGAGACGGTGGAGAAGGCCAAGGAGAAGCCCACCGAGACCACCAAGAAGGACGACAAGAAGTAACCCCCGGCGGGGGCCGGGCGACCGGCCCCCGCACCTGGAGAGGACGACCGAGCATGACCACACCCGGCACCGTGTACCCGAGGTTCCTCGGCGTGGACGACGGCGGCGATTTCGTCTGGGAGCTCTCCACCGGCCGGTGGACCTGGGGCGACGATCCGCACAGCGCGGCCACCCGCCAGCGCACGTTCACCCCGGACCGCTACAGCGAGAAGTACGGCCACCCCCAGCCGGTGGCTCCGTTCAGCGCCACGGCCCCCAAGGACGCGCCGTTCCCCGGCCCGGCCAGCCCCCGGCCGCCGCGCCGCAAGCGCGGACCGCTGACCAATGCAGACCAGCGGGCCAGCGCGAGTCTGGCGCTCTACACCGTGTTGACCACGCTGGACGGCTGGATTGACGGCCAGCGCGAGAACCACGACGCGATGGGCCACCGGGGCGAGAACACCGGCTCCGAGTGCTGGCGCTCGTTCGCCCCGAGCGACTTCCGGCGCATGGTCAACGACGCGGCCCGCGAGCTGGGCCTGGGCGAGTTCCCCGAGTCCACCAACCCCCGAGAGGATCAGGTCCGATGAGGTACACCAACCGCTGGGAAATGCCCGAGGTCACGTTCTACCAGGTGGAGGCCCACGGGTTCGAGGCTCACGAGGGCCGCCCGCTCTACGGGTACGGCAAGCCCGGCGAGACCAACGACCTGGGTATCCCCAAGACCGGGGAGCTCCACGTCAGCCTGGACCGCGCCCTGGTGGCGTGGGTGGCCGAGAAGTACACCGGTGCTCGTGGCGCTGGCGGCACCGGCGTGGACACGGCCGCCGGGTGGTTCATGCGGATGATCGGCGCGGACGCGCTGGTCCCGGTGGACTACCGGGAGGGCCAGAAGGTGCTCACGGACGCCATCGCGGACACGGCCAAGCACAGCGGCCCGATCTACCGGCGCGCCCAGGCGATGGAGACCGAGCTGGAGAAGCGCGGCCTGGTCATCGCCAAGCTGAACACACCCACCTGATTGACCGCACCACTGGACGGCCCGCCGGGGATTCACACCGGCGGGCCGCTTCGCGTGCGTGCCCTTCCCCCCCAGATTGACACTTGACAGTCAACGCGACTGGGTACCGTAGAGCTGGAGGTGGTCGGCATGGTGTCAAGTGCTGGCGGCAAGAAGGGGTACGTGGCCCCCGGTCGCCACCGGACGTACAAGGCGCTCCGGCGCAAGGGGATGAGCAAGAGCAAGGCAGCGCGCATCTCGAACGCCGGGGTGACGCACGGCCAGCGGAGCCGGATGGCACGCAAGGCGGCCCGGACCCGGCGGAGCAAGCGAGGGGCCGGGGCCTGAAGCTGTTACTGTGAAGTAACAGCAGGGGAGGAGGACCCATTGACCGACAACGACACTGAGCGGACCCAGGAGCTGGGCGAGCCCACCGTGGACGAGCGGATCACCGGCGGCACGGACGCGCACAGCGCGGCCCCCGACGAGGACCCGATGGACCACCTGGGCGACGAGCTCCCGGACCCGTGGAGCGACGAGGCTCAGGACGACTGGGCGAACGAGGAGGTGGAGGTCTGATGGCGTGGGTGCTGACCAAGGGACTGACCACCGTCCGGACTGAGTTCAACGTCGTGTTCCCCAAGCGGGACAAGGCCAGCGACGGCTCCGTGGGCGACCTGAAGCACCAGACGGGGACCTCGGGCCACAACCCCGACAAGACCGGCCGCGCCGAGTACAAGGACGGGGACTCGCTCGATGAGGTCCGCGCCATCGACGTGGACGCCGATCTCCGGGACGCCTCGGGCCGCAAGGTCACGATGGAGACCGTGGTCCAGTACCTGGTCAAGCGGGCGCGCTCCGGCGCGTACGTGCCGTTCCGCTACATCATCTACAAGCGCCGGATCTGGTCCCGCTCGGACGGCTGGAAGACCCGGGCGTACACCGGCTCCAACGCGCACGACAAGCACGCGCACTTCTCCGGCGACTACAGCCAGACGGCGGACAACTGGACCGGCTCGCTCGGCCTGAAGTCCCTCGTCACGGTCGTGGTGGTCAAGCCCGGCAAGGTGCTGACCTACAAGAACGGGAGCCGGGAGAACAGCGCCACCAAGAACAGCACCGGCTCCGACGTGGCGACTCTCCAGCGGTTCATCGGGGAGAAGCAGGCCGGTCCCGCTGACGGCCGCTGGGACGCCAAGACGACCGCTGGGATCAAGTGGTACCAGCGCGAGATCCTGGGGTTCACCGGCAAGAACGTGGACGGCATCGCCGGTCCCAAGACGTGGGCTCCGATCCTGCGGGCCATCAAGTAACACAGGAGGCAGTGTGCGACAGATCAAGATTTTCGGGCGTGAGCCCGCGCTGTGGCTGGCGGCTATCGGTGCCGTGGTCACCTGGGCGGTCTCGCTCGGCCTGGACTGGCTGAACGCCGGACAGGCCACGGCCATCGTCACGTTCCTCACGGCGGTGGTCATCGCCTTCACCACGCGGCCGATCGGCCCCCCGCTGTTTGTGGGTGCCGTGGCCGCCGGTGCGGCGTTGTTCGCGGAGTACGGCCTGGACGTTTCCCAGGAGGCCGTCACCGGTCTCGGGGCCATCGTGCTGGCCGGGTTCGCTCTGTTCGGCATCCGGCCCCAGGTCACCCCCGTGGCCGATCCGCGCACCATCGACGGCCAGGTGGTCACCCGCCGGATCTGACCGGCTGAGCAGGAGAGGCCCGGTCCCCCAGGGGGCCGGGCCTCTCCGTGTCTTGACGCTGGACTGTCAACCAGCCCGCCGGTACCTCACCCGGTCCACCACGCCGATGGCGTGCCAGACGATGTGGTTCCGCCAGACGAACCGCAACGTGCTCACGTTCCCCGTACCCTCTCGATCCTCGCCACCGTGCGCCCCTCGCGGGGCTGTCCCCTCGGCGCTGGTTCAGGGCCAAGGAGGCCCTGTTCCGACCGGAGGGACAGGTCCCGACGCCAGCGCCACCACGGCACGCCACGGCCGGGACCTGTCCCCACGATCACCGCTTGCCCTTGCCCGAGCCGGTGCCCCGGCCGCTCTCGTTACCGTCGCGGCCCTGGCCCTCGGTGCGACCCGGGCCGGTGCCCGCTCCGCCCGAGCCCCCGGTGGAACCGCCCGAGCTCTTGTCTCCCCGGCCCGGACCCTCGCTGTCCTTGCTCCCCATTGTCCCTCCTCCGGCGGCTCCGTGCCGCTCTGGGGTCTACCTTACAGGGATGACGGCAAAGTGTCTAGCGCCGACTGGCCCAGATGCACGCCGCGATACCGAGGAGCACCAGGAAGGCGCTCAGGCCCTCGTCCAGGTTGCTGAGCATCAGAGGGCCTGTACCTCTCCAGCGTCGGTGCCGGTGCGCCAGGTGGTCACACCGGCCGGGGCCTCGGCCACGATGAGCTGGACCCACTCGGGGGCCGTGCTCAGCTTGGGCGAGTTCCAACCGCCCTCGGGGTAGAACGTCTCGGACTCCCCGACCTCGGTGGAGGCCGCGCCGGACTTCAGGACCAGGCCGCCCATCACCTTGACCGAGCGGAGCTCGCCATCGTGGATCGTGAGCCAGGCCCGCTCGGGCCGGAAGATCCGGGGCTTGCGGTGGTAGCTCCGGGTCACGTCGATGTCCGGCGCACCCGCCACGTCCAGGCTGATCACCCGCGTGGTGTGGTCCTCGGTCACTGCCGCTCGCATGGTTCCTCCCCATCCGCCGGGCCACCGTGGCCCGACCTGATGACGAACTTAGCAGGCATGGCGGGTATGTGTCCAGCCGAGATCCGGGCTTGACACTTTGCAGGCGTGGCGGTAACGTACTCGGCATGGCTAAGCGAGTGGTGTTCAACCAG